GCCTTGCGTACACACCCGCAAAATTATCAAATTGGGTCGGGGAGGGGGCTACGATAGGGGTTGGAGGTATTCAGTTATGCCAGCAGGTCGTCCGGCTAAACCCGTCGAGCAGAAGCGTCTTCTGGGGAACCCTGGGAAGCGTGCTCTGCCTGGTCCTGGCGATGTGATTCTCTTGCCGATGGCTTCTGCGCGGCCTGAGCCTTTGAGGGGTTTGGGGGGTGCGGGGTTGTCGATGTGGGACCGTGTGTGGGATAGCGGTATCGCTTGGATTAGTCCGGGTTCCGATATTGAGCTTCTTCAGATGACGTGTGAGATGTTGGATGAGCGTGAGTCTCTTCGTGATGCTGTGGCGAGTCTTGGTGAGCGTGAGGACCGCCGGAGTCTTCGTGAGTTGGAGAAGCAGATTGTGAGCAATCTTTCGCTTCTTGGCTTCTCTCCGTCTGACCGGACTCGTCTTGGTGTGGCGGAGGTGAGGGCTACTCGTTCCGCTTTGGAGGACCTGAGGGCTCAGGCAAGTGAGCTCTGAGCCGTGGCCTCCTCGTTGGTTGACTTCGGTCCCGGAGGAGTTCTTGGGGTCGAAGCGGGCGGAGCTTTACACGTCGTTCATTGAGCGCTTTGGAATCATCACGAAGGATTCTGTGGCAGGCAGGAGCGGGGAGCCGCTTGTTCTTCGGGATTGGCAGAAGACTCTTCTGTCTCACATCTTCGCCTCCGATGATTCGGGGCTCCGGAATCGTGTTTCTCTGATAGGGATGCCCAGGAAAAGTGGAAAATCGGCCCTGGGCTCTTCGATGGCCTTGGCCTCTTTGACGCTTGGTCCGAAGGGTGGAGAAGTGTATTCGGTCGCGGCGGAGAAGCAACAAGCGAGGATTGTGTTCACCGATGCTCGTCGGACGGCTGAGGCTTCTCCTGAGCTGAGCGGCTTGTTCCGCTTCTACCGTGACGCGATTGAGTTTCCGGAGAACGGTTCGGTGTATCGGGTGCTCTCGGCCGAGGCTTACTCAAAGGAGGGTTTGAATCCGACTTTCGTAATTTTCGACGAACTGATGTCCCAACCGAATAGGGCCTTATGGGATGTTATGGCTTTGGGTCAAGCTTCTCGAGGCAAGATGGCCACGATGGTCGCCATCACGACCGCGGGCTCGATGAGGGATTCAACCGGCGGCGACTCGATTGCTTACACGCTCTATCAGTACGGCCAGGCCGTGTCGAGAGGCGAGGTTGAAGACGAGACGTTCTTCATGGCTTGGTGGGAGGCCGAGGGAGACTATCGCGACCCGGAAGTGTGGGCCAGGGCCAATCCTGGCTTCGGCGACTTGTCCGACCCGGCTGACTTTGAGTCATCGGTGAAGAGGACGACGGAGGCCGAGTTCAAGACGAAGCGCCTGAATGTGTGGACGTCTGGTCAGACGACTTGGTTGCCGGATGGTTCGTGGGACAAGCTGGCGGACACTGAGTTGACCATAGGTCCGGATGACGAGATTGTCCTTGGCTTCGATGGCTCGTTCACGAATGACTGTACGGCGTTGGTCGCGGTGACGATTCCGAAGGATGGGGAGAAGTCAAGGATTGTCCCTGTCGGTCTTTGGGAGAAGGACGTGAACAATGATGGCCCGGAGTGGAGGGTGGACATCGCTGACGTCGAGGCGACGATTGTGAAGTTCTTCCAGGAGCATCCGAAGACCCGCGAGATTGTGTGTGACCCGTTTCGGTGGCAACGGTCCATCGAGGTCCTGGCCGAGAAGGGCTTGCCAATGGTCGAGTATTACTCGAGTTCTCCTCGGAGGATGGTCCCGGCTTCCCAGAAATTCCTGGAGGCCGTGATGGATGAGCAGATTGCTCATAACGGTGACGCGGCGCTTGCTCGACACATTGAGAACTGTGTGGTCAAGACTGACCAGGCTGGCCCTCGAATCGTCAAGGACAAGAAGAACAGCCCCAGGAAAATCGACCTCGGTATCTGCGCGGTGATAGCATACGACCGCGCGACCTACCTAGGGACTACAATGGAAGAAGCGGTTCCCCAGTTCTTTGGATAGGAATATAATGTCGACCACCTTACAACTTCTCGGCGCTGTGGCGATTACCACTTCCGTCGTCCTCATGAGCGTCCCCGTTGGGATTCTCGTTGGAGGAGCCTTCATGATTCTCATTGGCTTGGCGATAGGACGATAGATGGTATTCAATAGACTCTTCGAAGAGAGAGCTATCAGCTTCCAGAGCGTATTCGAATCCGGTGACGACATCTCGTTCGGTTCGCTGTCCGACACGACAGTCAACGCTGACACTGTCTGGCAGATAAGCGCTGTCACCTCTGCGGTGAATCTCATCGCTGGGACAATCTCGACCCTTCCTGTCGATTGCTTCTACCGTGACGGTGACGGAGCTCGCAGGCCCTTCCGTCCGAAGCCGGCATGGGTCAACCAACCTGACGTCGCCATGGGTCGCTCGGCCTTCTACACTCAAGCCATTGTCTCGATGCTCATGGACGGAAACTGTTTCATCCGTGTGTTCTCTCGTGGCGGCAGAATCGTCAACCTCATGGTCTTGAATCCCCTCGATGTCGAGGTCAACCGGAACGGTGTCGGGCGGCTTGTGTTCACCGTCCAGGGTGAGAAGAAGACCTTATCAGACGAAGAGGTCGTCCACATCACTGACATTCTCCGTCCGGGTCAAGTTCGTGGTATTAGCCGCGTAAAGATGATGAAAAACTCGTTCGGCCTATCTCTCGCGCTTGAATCGTATGCGGCAAAATTTTTCGGCTCTGGAACTAACATGAACGGAATCATCGAGTTTCCAGGCAACCTTTCAAGTGAACAGGCCAGTGAATTAGCTCGCAATTTTGACAATCGCCATCGCGGATGGAGGCACGGCCAGAAGACCGGCATCTTGTCCGGTGGCGCGACGTTCAAGGCGACTCAGATTGACCCTGAGAACGCTCAGGCCATCGAATCACGCCGATTCGCTGTCGAAGAGGTTGCTCGAATCTTCTCAATCCCCTCGCACCTTCTGAATGTGCCAGGGACGACCTCCTATGCCTCTCTCGAGGAATCGAATCGTAGTTGGTGGGTTACGGGCCTCCGGCCGATTCTGGCCCGCTTAGAGGACGCCCTGTCGCCTCTCCTGGCTCGTGAGTCTGGCGGCGAGAACGCCTTCCTCCGCTGGAACATCGACGCGATTGTCCGCTCAGACTTGTCCACACGCTCTCAGTCCTACTCCACAGGGCTTCAGGCGGGCTATCTGAGCGTCAATGACGTTCGCAGGCTGGAAGACCTTAGACCGATGGAAGACGCCTCAGCGGACGCCGTGAGGGTTCCCCTGGCCAATGTCAACATTTCGGACGCCGATGTCCGTGCTCAGCGTGAACGAGTCCAGATGGCTCGCGACCTGGTATTCGCCGGATATGACCCCGCGTCGGTCCTGGAGATGCTTGGATTGCCAGCTATGGAGCACAGCGGACTCCCCTCCGTCCAGCTCCAGAGCGTCGCTCAAAACGCCAAGACGGAACAAGAAGGCGCGGACGTCGATGCTCAATACAAGGACGGCGTCGAGTAATGTCTCTCTTCAACGCTCAATACACCATCGCTGAGGACACTCGTGTCAAGATTGTGTCTGCGGACAATATGCCTCAAGACGTAATCATTCACGAAGCCGACCACGCCTCATCGACGACCACATTCATTGGTGACAGTTCGGTGACCGCTACGACCGGACTCCACATTCACAATGGCGAAACTCTGTCGATGACTTTGAGGCCCGGCGACGAACTTTGGGCCTTCTCTTCTCAGGGAGCCCCGGTCGTTCATGTCATCCAGATTCAAAAGAATGACTGATGCCGTACTTCATCACCGAGCGTCATCCTGACTGTGACCAATGGGCTGTCGTCAAAGAGGACGGCGAGTTACTGGCGTGTCACCGAGACGAGGAATCAGCCATTGCCCAGATGGTCGCGGTGAGCCTTCAAGAGGACCTGGAGCCTGGCGGGACCTATGAGGGAGACCAGTTCCGGTCCCTCGACGACACTCGCGCTCTGCCTGACAACTATCGACCAGCCACTTCCGACGACGTCCCTGAAGGTCGGGCGTGCGGCAACTGTATCTTCTTCAACGAGGACAAGCTCGACTCGGAGGGCCGCGCCTTCTGTGAACGCTGGGACGACTACGTCGCAGGCGGCCAATACTGTAACGCCTGGGAGCCCCGCGAGGATGATGACCAGAGCCGCGCCGTTGACCTGTCCCCACCTGCCTACATGATGGCGGCCGCTCGTCGAGGGCTTGAGTATTACGAACAAGGTCGAGGCGGCGACGGATTGGTCGACCGGACTATTAGCGAAGCGAGAGCTATGGTCGCGGGGAACGTTAGCCCGGACAAGTGGGTTCGGATTGCGGCTTGGATTGCGCGTCATCTCGTCGACTTGGACTCCCCGGCGGCCGACCCAAACAACGAAGCCTACCCCTCCCCCGGCGTCGTGGCCCATCTATTGTGGGGCTCAGGTCCTTCTAGGAGAGCCTCGGAGCGGGCGCTCGCCTATGCGATGGGCGTGGTTGATAGAATTGAAGACGAGAACGAAGGAAGAGCACAAGGAGAGAGTGTGAAGAAGCTCGAGACAAGAACGAACCTGACTGAGATTGAGGTCCGGGAAGATAGTGACGGGATGACCTTTGAGGGTTATGCCGCCGTGTTCGACTCCGACAGTCAACCTCTTCCATTCATTGAGCGCATCAAGCGCGGAGCGTTCACTCGTTCCCTGAAGTCACGGAACAATGTGTTCTTCTATTGGAACCATGACTCTGGCCAGGTGCTCGGCTCGACTCGAGCTGGCACTCTTCAGCTTCGGGAAGATGAGCGCGGCTTGAAGGTGAGCGCGACCCTGCCGAACACGACTCTCGGTCGTGATGTTGCCGAGCTTGTACGGACGAACGTAATCGACTCGCTGAGCTTTGGATTCTCCACGGTGAAGGATTCGTGGGATGAGTCGGGAAACCGTCGCACCCTGGAATCGGTTCGCCTCCACGAGGTATCCCTGACTCCCGTGCCAGCCTACGAAGGGACCGCTGGGAGTGCTTCTGTTAGAGGCTTGGACAAGATTGCTCAAAGAGCTGACGTGGACGCCGAAGGGCTCGCCACGACCCTCCTGAAGATTGAGGAAGGCGAGGACATCTCCATCGAGGAGAAGAGCCTCGTGTCGAAGGTCTTGGACACTCTCGCTCCTGAGCCAGAGACCGAAGAGGTCGAGGACAACTCGGACGCCGAGGGCCTGGCCTTGCTCATGTTGAAGAAGAAGAAGCTCGAACTATTGGAGGCATTACATGGCTAGTCACGAGAAAATCAAAGAAGCAATTCTGAAGGTAGCTGGGAACCCCTCGTCGGGTTCCATCAAAGACCTAGCGGATGAGTTCGCACGGGCTATCGTCGCTCTGGATAACCCAACAGTCCAGAGGGCGAAGGAGACCCGCGTCTCACGTTCTGAGGAGACTCGCTAGGCAACCGGGGCCGGACCCTTTCGCCGGCCCCGGTATCCCCACCTAAGAGGTTGTTGACTGGTACTTGGGGAAGTCTTGCGTGTACAAGAAGGCGAGTTCGGCGAGCACCCCTCTGAGATTTTCCTTGTCGACCCAGGAGCGAGCCTTGTCCAGTTCGCTAAGGGTGAAGCGGATTGCTTGCTCTAGTTCTTCCGAGGTGTTGCGACGTGTCGTGTTCATGATGTTTCCTTCCGTTGACGTGTTCATACTAATGAAGCTACCAGTATCCCGATACCAGCGCAAGTCCATCCTCAAAAACTGAATCTCGGGCGTGTCGGAAAAAAGAAGAGCCCCGCCGAAGCGGGGCCGTTCTCGTCGAGGTAATCGCTAGACCCTGGAAACCGTAACCGATGCGACTAGAACCTCTTCTCCTGAAGTGAGGCGCGATTCGTTACAGGTGGCTCCGACCGAACCGGTTGCTCTGGCAATCCCAATCGCCTCGTTCCGGAGTCGTTCTATCTGTGCCTCGGTTCCAAGCGATTCCGTTACCTTGAATCCTTCGTAGGTGTTCATGATGTTTCCTTCCGTTGGTTGACTTGATGCTTAGAAGGTATCAGTATCCCGTTATCAGTGCAAGTCCATTCTCGAAAATTGAATCCCGGGCGTGTCGGAATCCGCGAAGCTGGGATACACCTCCCCGGTAGAATTGAAACATCGGTACAGCGTCAACGCGGCCGAAAGTCGGTTCAGCGTCAACGCGGCCGCGAACCAACAACCAACCCAAAAAAGGAGACTCATGTCCGAGTTCATCAAAGCTCAGTCTGAAGTCCGCAACAACCTCATCACTCAAGTCCGTGAAATCTTAGACGGAGCCGAGAGCGAGAGCCGCGGATTGCTAGGCGAAGAGCTCACCAAAGTCAACGCTATTGAAGCAGACATCGCAAAGGCAGACGAAGCTCTGTCCGTAGCCAAGCGTGCCGAAGACCGCAAGGTCGAGACCGCTGAAGCCGCACGCGACTTCCGTCCTTCAGAAGCAACCGAGAGCCGCGACGTATTCCGTGCGCTTGCCAATGGCGAGATGCGTTCTCACACCTTCCAGCCTGAGGTCCGTGCGACTCTCGTACCTTCGGCTAACACTGTCCCAGTCGGTTTCATGGACCGCGTCATGGACCTCGCTCGACTCGTCGGGCCCATGCTGTCGACCTCTGAAATCATCCAGCGCTCCTCCGGAGAATCCTTGCGGATTCCTACGATGACCGCGTACCCAACGGCCGCTCAGGTTGCCGCAGGTGCCACCATCGGAGACTCCGAACCCACCTACTCGAGCGTACTTCTCGAGCCCAGGAAAGTGGCTTTCATCACGAAAATCGCGCGGGAACTGGTAGAAGACGCCGGGTTCGATATTGAAGCACATATCGCTCGCGTTGCCGGCAACAGCATCGGATTCAAAATCAACGCTCTGGCGTCGGTTGGTTCCGGTTCGGGTGAGGCCCAGGGTCTCTTTACTGCCGCCGACACGGGTGTCACTGCCGCTTCAGCGACAGCATTCACCGCGGACGAGCTCATCGAATTGGCTTTCAGTTTGGATGGGGCCGCTAGGAACCTTCCTGGGGTCGGATGGCACATGAACACCACCAACCTCGGTGCGGTTCGTAAGCTAAAGGACACCGCTGGAAACTACCTCTACAACATCGTCGGAGCCGGAGACAACACTCTCCTCGGCTACCCCGTGTTTGAGAACCCGAGCGCACCAGCCGCTACGACTGGTTTGAAGCCAATCGCCTTTGGCCACCTGCCTTCGTACGTCATCGTCCAGACTGGTCTTGAGACCTCTGTGTCGAGCGACGCTTACTTCGCAGATGACGAGATTGCGTACAAGTTCACCTACCGTTTCGACGGTGCGTTGACTGAGTCGTCTCACGTCAAGGTCTTGGAGATGGCCTAGCCATAGCCTGACCGAAGAAGGCCCTCACGCTGTAATGGTGTGGGGGCCTTCTTGGTTCCTGGGCCCCGGCCGAAGCCGGGACCCTGACGCCCTAGTAGACCAGGTCCGACCAGCGGTACAAGTTGGAGGTGTAGGTGGGCTGATTCCACTTCAGGATGGCGTTGTTGGTGTAGTAGTCGAAGTAGCGGTCCTGGTATTCGACGACCTCGTCTGAGAGCTGAAGGGCATCGTTGAAGCTAAGCGCCAGGACGTCCTCCTTGGTCATGTCTCCGGTCCAGATGTCGACCAGTTTGAAATCGTGGTCGATGACCTTGCCGGTTGCCTGGAACGTGTCGGTGATGTACTTGGAGACGTACTTGCCGATGACGTAGGTGTCCTCTGACTTGATGGCCTCGTTGCCCTCGACCGCAATCTCGAACCCCTCTAAGGTGGTCGCGTTCTCCATGCGGTGCTGGATGATGGCCTTGGCCCAGTTGGTCAGGTCTTCGAGGTTGTTGTTGGCCTTGTACTTCTTGAAGTTTCCTTCGAAGCTGTAGAACTTGTTCATGATGTTTCCTTCCGGTTGGTGTTGCTTGATACTTACAAGATACAGGTATCCCGTTATGAGCGCAAGTCCATTCTCGAAAACTGAATCTCGGGCGTGTCGCAAAAGAGAAGAGCCCCGCCGAAGCGGGGCCCTTTCCTCCGGAGAGTTAGACGGTGAGAGTGTTAACCTTCTCGCCGTGCTTGCGAGCAATCGCCATAAAGACGTGCCACTTGCGGTCGCTAGAAGCTCCTTCGAAGGCCTCCCAGTCTTCTTCCGTCCACTTGTCGGTCGTGGTGGTGAAGACGTTGCCGCTGGTTCCCCAGCCGTTGCCGCTCTGAGTGACCCAGATTGTTGGTGTGGTGTTCATGTTGTTTCCTTCCGTTGGTGGGCTTGATACTCATAAGCTACCAGTATCCCGTTATGAGCGCAAGTCCATTCCTGAAAAAAAGCTTTACGGCGTGTCGAGGGTAGAATAGGACCGGAGGATTACATGACAATCACTAACGGATACACCACTCTCGCCGAGGTCAAAAGCTACCTCAGAATCCCAGCCTCGGACACAATCGACGACGCGGCCATCGAGTCCGCAATCAACGCGGCCAGCCGTGAGATTGACTCGTTCACCCAGCGCGTCTTCTACGACGTCGGGACAGCCACACGGACCTTCGTCGCGACCGACATCTTCACCACTGACATTGACGACCTTCAGTCCATCACGAGACTCAAGACGTCCTCCGATGGGAACACGTTCAATATCACCTGGGACACCTCCACAGACGCCCAGCTCGAACCTCTAAACAGTGTCTCCGGAGGAATCACTGGACACCCGTTCACTCGAATCAGAGCCATCGGTGACTACCTCTTCCCGATGTACCTGCCGAGCAACATCAACTACAACCAAGCGTCCGTCGAGGTAGTGGGGGAGTGGGGCTGGGCGGCCGTACCTGACCAGATTGCTTACGCCACAGCGCTCTACGCGATGAGGCTCTGGAAACGCCAAGAGGCCCCGTTCGGTATAGCCGGCTTCGGAGACATCGGGGTCATGCGGGTCTCACGGCTCGACCCGGACATCTCTCAGCTCATCCAGAACTTCCGGAAGATGAGCATCGCGTGACAATTCAGGACATGAGGACCGGCATCACCACGAACCTGGGGACCATCACCGGCCTTCGCACGTCGGTCGACATCCCTGACAATCCGAACCCGCCTCAAGCTGTCGTGGGACTCCAGTCCGTAATCTACGACCAGGCGTTCCAGAATGGCTTGGTGCTATACAACTTCCAGGTGACGGTCCTCATTGGCCGCGCTTCGGACCGCTGGGCTCAGCGTCTCGCCGACACCTACACGGACGTCGGTTCCGGTGGCATCAAGGGAGCAATCGAATCGGACAGCACCCTCGGAGGGGCCGCCGTGGATTGTCGCGTCTCGGAGATGAGCAATCTCGGTACGGTATCATTGGGGGAGGTACTTTACCTCGCCGCAGACTTTACGGTCCAGGTATATAACACAGCATAATGAGGAGAATAAATTGAGTAAGTTCATCGCTAAGGACTTCGACATCAGCATCGGGGGAACCGACTTCAGCTCCTCCATCGCCGCTCTGACCTTGGACATTTCAGTCGAGGAGCAGGACGTGACAAGTTTTGGGGACTCTAGTCGCAAAAGGCTAGGCGGCCTCAAAGATGGCTCGTGTTCCATCGACTTCCACCAAGACTTCGCCGCGAGCGGGGTCGACGAGACAATCTTCAACGCGCTTGGAACAAGCGTCGCGATTATCGTGAAGCCTACGAGCGCCGCGGTAGGGGCGACGAATCCCAGCTATAGCTTCAACGCTTTGGTTACCTCGACTCAGCCCTTGGCTTCTTCGGTGGGCGACCTGGCCACGATGAGCATCACCTGGCCGATTGACGGAGACGTTACACGCGCCACGTCCTAGTCTGTGAGTAGAATGATTCTATGAATCTAAATCTACTCCTCACATACTCAGACGGCACGGAACGAAGCATCACCGCGAAGGCGGCTGACTTCGTAGCGTTCGAAGCACACTTCGACATCAGTATCGCTCGACTCCAAGAGAGCATGAAGTTGACTCACCTCTTCTTCTTGGCTTGGAACATTGAGCGACGTACTGAGGCGATTGCTAAGGACATGACATTCGACAAGTGGATTGACACTGTCGAGATGGTCCAGGCGGCTGAAGAAAAAAAATAGAGCCCTTCGGGGAATCTAGTTCTCATTGGCTCATCGCGACTATCGCGGTGGAGACTGGGATTGCCCCGACGGAGCTCATGAATCTTGAGCCTCGTATGCTGTGGTCCATCACCCGCTACATGGAGTTCAAGAATCAAGCTCAAGCCAATGGCTCTAACAAGAGCGGGCGGGGTCGACGACGGTAGAATAGTCACGAGGAGATTCGCCGTGGCCATACCCCAACCGTCTTTCAATTTTCAGGACGTCAAGACGCTGTCTGTGACGTTGAAACAAGTTGACCCCTCTCTTCGTCGTACCCTTTACAAGGAGCTCCGTCAGAACGCGGCTCCGTTCCTCACGGAGATGAACATGACGATGGACCGTGCCATCTTGAGGGTCCCTTCTGGGATGCTCCGGCATGACGGCCGTACACGGTTCAACCGTCCGGTCGCGAAGGTGGGGACGGCTCTCGGTGGCCGGAAGAGCACTATCTTCTTGGTTCGTGTTTCGTCTCCGGGTAGCGAAACGTCGGAGGCGGGTTTCATGATTGCTGAGCTTGCCGGTACGAAGGACAGGTACAACAAGCCGACGAAGGCTGGAGTCCCTAACCTGAGGGGCCCTCAACTTGTCCGTGTCCTTGACGACCGGCTTCCGTTGGTCGGGACTGGCAAGGGTGGCCGTATTGCCTTCCGCGCGTTCCTCCGTGTCCAGCCGAAGCTCCGTGCGACAACAGACACAATCATTCAACGATGGATTCTTGATACAAACAGGGACCTCAAGAAGGGTCGGGTGCCACGCTAATGGCTCGTCAAAAGATTACTATTCCGGTCACGTTCAAGTCGGACGCGACTGGCCTGAAGAACGCTGAGAAGGCGCTCGGTAAGTTTGGGGTTGCGGCGGCCGCTACTGCCGCGACTGCCGCGGTTGCCGTGGGCGCTATCGTCGCGGTGTCGGTCAAGGAGTTCGCGAAGTTTGATGCGGCTCTGAATAAGTCCATCGCCATCATGGGGAACGTTTCCGATGTCATGAAGGGGGAGATGTCTGACGCGGCCCGTGATGTCGCGAAGGCTACGACGTTCTCCGCTGAGCAAGCCGCCGAGTCATTCTTCTTCCTGGCCAGCGCCGGCCTCGACGCGGCTTCTTCCGTGGCGGCTATGCCTACCGTGGCGAAGTTCGCCCAGGCTGGGATGTTCGACATGGCTTTGGCCACGGACCTCCTCACAGACGCTCAGAGCGCCCTGGGGCTGACTATTCGTGACGACGCGGTCAAGAACATGGAGAACATGATTCGCGTCTCAGACGTCCTCGTGAAGGCCAATACTTTGGCTAACGCGACGGTTCAACAATTCTCCGAGGCTCTGACCAATAAGGCTGGGGCCGCGCTGAAGATTGTCGGGAAGGATATTGAGGAAGGTGTCGCTGTCCTGGCGGCCTTCGCGGACCAGGGTATCAAGGGCGCTGACGCTGGTACGAAGTTCGGAATCGTCATGCGTGACCTTCAGACGAAGGCTCTGAAGAACACAGAAGAGTTCCGTGCGTTCAACGTCGCTGTGTTTGATTCTCAGGGCGAGATGAACAACCTCGGTGACATCATCGGCGACCTTGAGGGAGCTTTGGATGGGATGTCCGACGCTCAAGCGAAGGCCACTCTCCTCACGCTTGGCTTCTCTGACAAGTCTGTGGCGGCAATCCAGGCGGTCATCGGTTCGTCCGAGGCAATCAAGCAATATGAGTCGGACCTCCGTGACTCGGCCGGGACCACTCAGGAGGTTTCCGAGAAGCAACTCGACACTCTCATCGCTCAGTTCGGGCTTCTGAGGTCCGCTGTCGCCGATGTCTCTTTGGAGATTGGTCAAGGCTTCGAGCCCGCGCTCAAGACTATGGCCACCGAGCTCCGTACCTTGGTCGAGTCTCAGGGCCCAGAGTTCGTCGACTTGTTCAAGGATGTGGACGATTCTTTGAAGCCTCTCATCGAGAGCACACCGGCGCTCATCGAGTCCTTGCTTCTACCGTTGACCAAGTTCCTGGTCGACTTTTTCCTCATCATCATGGACATCGTGAACATGGCGCTCCCTCCACTGATTGCGCTATTGGATGCCTTCGCTCCGGTGCTCACCGACCTTCTTCCGGCGCTTCAGGACCTTCTGGAGCCTCTACTCGAACCTATGACCGAGGTGCTCATGGTCTTGGCCGATGCTTTGGTCCCTCTCGTGGACACTTTGGTCCCCGCCTTGGTCAACATCATGGAGGTTCTCGGCGGGCCTCTGGTAGATGTTCTCATCATTCTTCTGAAGTTGGTGGAGATTGCCATCCCGCCGCTCATCTTCCTCCTCGAGCTCCTCATCCCCGTCGTCGAGGCCGTCGCCATCTTGATTGGCCTCGTCCTTCAGCGCGCGCTAATCATGTTTGGCGATGAGCTTGGAAACGCCGCTGACCGTCTCAGTCGCTTCGCTGACGGATTCCGGACGACTTGGTATGGAATCCAACTATTCCTCACGGACACCATCAACGCGATGCTCGGCAACATTGAATCCTTCATCAACAAGGTCGTCCGAAAGTTCAATGAGGTGAACGCTGACCTGAACATTCCTCTCCGCATCTCAGAAGTTAGCTTGACGAGATTGGCCGCTCCTCAGATTCCACAGCTCCGCGGCGAAACAATGAAGTTCCCTGACGTCGACACCTCTGGAATCACTGACCAGGTGTCCAGACGATTCAATCCCATCCCGGCTATCGGTTATGGCCAGAGTCCGATGATGAGCATTGGGGATATGAGCATCCTCGACCGCCTCAATGCGCCAGGTGGGTTCATTCCTTCCCCGCAACAATCCAACGTCGTCTATAACGTGAACGTCGATGGTGGTGGGATGAATGGTATTCGAACCGGAGAGCAGATTGTTCGAGAGCTCAAGAATTATGAACGCCTGAATGGTTCGATTGGTTTGAGGTAATCATGACGACGACGATTGAGCTCGGAGCTGTCGAAGGTTTCATTCTTGACGACCCGATAGCGGGCGTCTTGGACAATGTCGACTACACCCTCGGCGGGGTTCGGTTCGTGGACATCGCTGACTCAATGGTCAGCGCTTCTGTTGCTCGCGGTAAGAATCGAGACCTTGACCGATATGCGTCCGGCAAGTTCAACGTCTTACTCAATAACGAGGACCGGAGGTTCGACCCGAACTACTCGGCCGGCCCGCTATTCGGAAACATAATCCCCCGTCGTGAGATAAAAATCTCGAAGGACGGCGTCCGAGTCTTCACGGGAATCATTGAGGATTGGAACTTCGACTACGCGCCGGCCGGCTCCTCAAGGGCTGAGATTGTCGCCGTGGACGAGTTCACCAACCTGGCCCGAGAGTTCACTACGCCTGGCACTGCGACTCCTCAGAAGTCGGGGGAGCGGGTCGCCGCCATTCTTGACTCGTCATCCGTGGACTGGCCGGCTGACCGGAGAGATATTGACACGGGTGTCTCGGAGTTAGGGGCGGACACCATTGGAGACGGTGACGCTCTCGACTACCTCCAGAAGGTAACTGCGTCGGAGCAAGGCGCTCTCTTCATGAACAAGTCCGGAGAACTTCAGTTCCGGTCACGTCTTGACTTCACTCCAACATCTACTTCCGTCGTCGAGTTCTCCGATGACGGTTCGGGTGTCCCCTACTCTCGAGTCAATGTGAACTTCGGGACGGAGCTTCTCCTTAACACGGTCACCGTTGAATCTCTTCCGGGGAATGTGACCTCGGAGAATGAACGTTCGCGGATTTCTTACGGGATAGTATCTGAGACAATCTCGACTCTTCTCTCGACAACGTCGGAGGCTCAGTCGATAGCCGATTGGGTTGTCGAGAAGTATGCGGACCCTGAGTTCCGCTTCAGCGGTGTCGAGTTGTCCTTGGACAAGCTCACGTCGGGACAACGGGCTTCCGTCTTGGCCCTCGAGCTTGGAAGCGTTATCAAAATCACGTTCACACCGAATGGGATTGGTGACCCCGTGGTCTCCTTCGGACAGGTCATCCGACTCGACCATGAGATAGGTCGGACCACTCACGACATGGTCATTGGTGTCGCGGCGATTGAGAAGACATTCCTCGTCTTGAACGACGCCGTCTTCGGTACAATGGACTCGACTAACGTTTTGGCTTTCTAGGGAGAATTATGGCAGGCGCAGGATTTCGCACTTTCACCGCGGGGGAGGTCCTCACAGCGGCGAACACACAGAACTTCCTGATGGACCAGTCCATCATGGTGTTCGCAGATACGACTGCCAGGGATGCGGCTATCACGTCACCCTCTGAGGGGATGTTTGCGTACCTTACTGGGACTAACTTGCTGACCTTCTATAACGGTTCGGCTTGGGAGGAGTTCACTTCTGGCGGTGGCGGTGTTACGGTTTCGGCTACAGCGCCCGTTAGCCCTGATGATGGGGCTTTGTGGTGGGACTCTGATGACGGTGAACTTTACTTGTACTACAACGATGGGACTAGCTCTCAGTGGGTTGCGGCGGCTGGACCGTCTGTAACGGTTGCGGCCACGGCACCGACTGGGTACGAGGGTCAACTGTGGTTGGATTCCACGGATGGGTCTATGTATGTTTATTACACTGACCCTGGTGGGGCTAATGCTCAGTGGATTGGTGCGGTGTCGCGGTCTGGTGGGTTGTTGCAGGTTGTGTCTACGACCAAGACGGATGTGTTTAGTGCTTCAGTTGCGGGAGGGGCCAGTGTTGATGTTACTGGGCTTTCCATCACCCACGAAGTCTCAAACCCTTCAAACAAGCTTTTGATTATGGGCAATTTTGGTACCGCTGGAAACAGCGTGAACGTCCCGATGGTTGGTATTGGAGTGAAAGAAGATAGCACTTTTCTGGCTGTTGGTGACACTTCTGGGAGCAGGAACGAATATACCGCTGGGGGTAGAATGGCTGGCGCAACCGATTCTTCTGTTTCTTCCCCTATATCTTTTCAATTTTTGCATACGCCTGGCGCTGGGTCTAAAACTTACCAAATAACTGCACACAATGGTCGAGCTGACACGAGAACGTTGTATGTAAATCGCTCACCAGCAGATGCAGATTCCGCTGAAGGGGCGAGGACTGTTTCGACTTTGACGATTATGGAGGTGGCAGGCTAATGGACATTGCAACGATTCTTACTAAGCGTTACCCAGGGTCCGAGTGGACTCTCGATGGTGACAACTACTCGGGGCTGACCTGGATTAGCGGGGGCAAGAAACCCACGAAGAAATCCCTTGAGGCTGAGTGGGCACAAGTCGAATACGAGACCGCTTGCGAGCAGGTGGAGGCTGACCGGCAGGTTGCTTACCGCTTGAGCGCTGACCCTATCTTTTTTGAGTTTCAGCGTGGCGATAAGATTGAGTTGGAGTGGTTGGGTGCTGTGCAGGCTGTGAAGGATGCTAATCCTTACCCTGTGGACCCTGCCACGATTGAGCCTGAGCCGGTTGTGGAGCCTGAGATTGTGGAGGTTGTCGAAGATGGCGCTTGATTTCCCAAACGCCCCAAGTGACGGGCAAGAGTACGAGGGTTTTGTTTTTTCGTCTGCTACTGGCGCTTGGCGCGTAAGGCGCGACCCGGCACTTATCCCCGTTACTTATCTTGTTATCGGTGGGGGCGGTGGTGGAGGCTACGCTTTGAACTGGCAGGGCGGTGGCGGTGGTGCTGGCGGTTATCGGTGTAACGTTCCCGGTGAAACCTCGGGCGGTAATTCTCCC